TTTCCTTTCAGACAGATTGCCCGAGATAATCGAGAACTGTTCAACACCCGCCTCGAGTGGGTTGTTGAAGCAGTGATTGAGCGTCTCACGACGTTGTATAATCTTGACCTTACTCAGGATTATACTCCTACTGAACTGATTAGTAAGGGTTGTTTAGACGCCATACGTGTGTTTGTGAAAAACGAACCACATAAGGAATCTAAACTCCTAGATGCTCGTCAACGATTGATATTTTCTGTATCAATAATAGACAATATAATTTGTAATTTATTATCCGGTAACCAAAATAAGAAGGAAATTGAAAATTGGGATACCATACCACCGCAATGTGGTTTTGGTTTGAATGATGATCAAGTCCAGACATTTCTAAAAAGTATTAAAACTGAATTCCTAGACGAACAGTTCTTTGATGATGATATATCAGGATGGGACTTCTCAGTTGATAAAGACAACTATGACTTTGATTTGTTTCGAAGAAAGTTGCTTAACAACGGAGATGGTACCTCTTGGTGGAAGATCATTTCAGCTCATTACTATTGTATGCAACGTAAAGTTGTAACTATAGATAATGGACAATGTTATGCTCAGACCTATCACAATGGAATAATGGGTTCTGGATGGGGCAATACTTCTTCAGCTAACTCTTCTATGAGAGTTGGAGATGCATGGCTCTGTCGTTGGAAGCTTGAAGGAACTCTAAAATCATTAAATGGAAAAGCAGGTTGCAAAACCCATGGTGATGATATATTAGAGAAGAAATCATTCTCCCCAGAACAGATCGTTGAGACGTATAGAGAATTCGGAAAAGTAGTCAAACAAGTTAACGTAGTAGACAGAAATGATTTCGAATTCTGTTCAACAAGATTTGTAAATGGTACGGCCTATCCCTTAAATGAAGATAAGCAACTATTCAACTTGTTGAATTTCAAACCTCAGAATGAACTGGAAATGCACCAGAGGTATTTCCAATTCAAACATGAGTTCCGTCACTCACCTAACAAATCAAAGATACTAGCAGTAGTAGCTATGAGTGGGTGGTTAACTCAGTTTGTTGAAGGCTACAAAATTGGGTCTGTGGATTTTAGTTTCCAAAACGAAGTGCTAACTAAAATGCCGAGAGACTGCACGGGAACCTATCTAGAAGTAGATAGTATCTTACAGATGTACAGTCCCTATTGTCATGAGGTATCCAATACAAT